GTTAATCCTAAACCGTCAGAACAATCTGGTTCTGTCTGGGCGACATCCCCATACACAAAGATGATAACTGCGATGGGCGGAACACAGAATCAGTGGGATATCTTTAGAAAAACCGTCGCAAAAATAGAAAGCGGTTCTAAAGGATACAATATCACTGGCGGCTACAACAACGCATACGATGGTGCCTATCAGATGGGCGCTGGAGCTAAAGCGGATGCCGCGAGAGTTCTTGGAATCGCTGTGCCATCAAGACAAAAATTTCGTGAGGACGAAGATCTCCAAGAAAAGATGTTCGATGCATATACTCTCACGAATCATAAGACTCTAATGCGCATCAATTCTAAGTATCGGGGAATGACGGTCAATGAAAAACTGGGCACTCTTGGATACGCGCACAATCAGGGAGCCGGCGGCGCTTCAGACTGGTTGAAGACAGGCAAAGCTGGTCGAGATGCATTCGGTACGAACGCCGTCAAGTACTATAACGCGATTCTTGGAAATCTTGGCGGAACATCGACGATGGACGGAACGAATCCGACTCCATCAAAGACTGAAGTGACTTCAGCAACAAGATCTGCCGATGGAACTGTGGATGTTCAGACTCAGACACAGCCAGTTCCGAATTCAACTGCAGTCTCTTCGTCAACTTCAAAGACCTATGTTCGAGTTGATCAGGCGACCTCGAATGGAGATCCTCAGGATCTTGGTCGAGTCGGACGAACCGCAGACATGATTCGCCGAAACATGGATTTCATGCAACACACAGTCAAAGTCATGGGTGATTTTGGTCTGAATCCAGGAATGACTCTCGACATCGATGTTCAGAAGGCCGTGGATCCGGTTCTTCTTGAAAAGATGATGGAGGGACGACGAGACGAAGCAAAGTTGATCGATGAATATATCTCCGGAACATATTTTGTGACAGAATGCACTCATGTCTTTGCAGAAAAAGAATTCTATACGTTCGCGACGATCAATCGTGATTCCTCTACTTTGAATTTAGATTAAAACACACAGATCATGAATAGAGAACAAGACTTTTTTCTTCAGTATTCCGAGACTGGAACATCTTTTTTCACGGGCGTGGTCGAAGACAGAGACGACCCAGCTATGATGGGTCGAGTCCGTGTTCGAATCTTTGGCATCCATCCGATGGATCGAACAGAAGTTCCGACACACACTCTTCCCTGGGCGACAGTCATTCTTCCGACCACAGAAGCGGCAATGGCCGGAATCGGATCTGGAGCACCAAAGATCATCGAAGGGACTTGGGTCATCGGTTTCTTTCGAGATGGAATTTCTTGTCAAGATCCAATCATCATCGGGTGCGTTCTGACGAATTCTGCGCCAAAGTGGACTGGCCCAGCGAATCTTCCAGAACCAGAAGAATTGACAGTTTTGGTCAACAAGTCAAATCTTGGCCAGAAGACCTCAAAGACTGCTGAGAAAAACAAGAGAAACGAAGAACTCAAGTCTGAATTGACCAGCCCATCGGGAGAAGTCAACACTGCTGTTCAGACCGCGGTGAAACAAAAGCTTGAAGACTTGAACATCAAGTCGATGTCTGACTTCCCCAACATGTTCGATGAACCAGAAGCATTCAATGCAATCGTCAATGAACTCAAGACATCAATCACAGACTCTCTGATCGAGTCAGCAAAACCAAAGATTGTTGCAAAATATGATCTCTCATCGACGACAGACTTGACAGAGATGGAAGAAAAGATTGCTTCCGATGTTTCGACTTCTGTGGACAACTATTTCAGGAATTATTTTCTAACGATGGCAAAGCAACAACCCAGTGGTAGTGGTGCATAGTATGGCAGAAGAATTTACATTAGATCTTGACGTCGAAGGACTCGTTTCTAGCGTCACCGAATCTGCAATCTCTACTGCAGTGAATGCAGCAACATCTGTTGTCAATGATGTCACATCATTGATAGGAAATATTATTGATGGATTCATGAATGACATTGCAGAAGTCTTGAATTCGATTGTCGATACGCTTTTCGCGAATCTTGGTATCGCGAGCATCATCAACAGCGTCATCGGATTCATCGAGGCTCCATTCGCAATCTTCGATAATCTGTTCAACTATTTCTGGGATCCATTCGCGGCATTTGTTACCAGTGGTCTCATCAATGGAAAATTCTTCTTTGAAGCATTTGACGACATCATTCAGACTCCGACAGCATTCGCATTCGGTGACATTGGAATGGGTGTCAATGCTGGAACTCTCTATGAAAGACCTCTGACGAGACATCCATTATTTCCATCTGAACAAGACATTCATCGCGTCTGTCGAGGAGACGCGACAGTCTATCAACCAGGTGGAATGAAGTATACCTATGATCAGCAGCGAGATCCACTTCTGAATGAACCTCAGATGGACTATAATCCGACGTATCCATATAATCATTATACCGAATCGGAGTCTGGTCATATCTATGAGATAGACGATACTCCATCTCACGAAAGACTTCAGATCAAACATCGCACAGGAACTGGATTTCATGTTAATCCAGACGGAACTCAGAAAAGTCTGGTCGTCGGAGACAATTTTGCAGTTATTCTTCAAGACAACAAGGCGCATGTTTTTGGAAATCTTGAACTCTTTATCGACAAAGATGCAAAAATTTCGATTAATGGCGAGGGAAACATCTCGATCGGAAGAAATGCAAACATCTTCGTCGGAAACGATACGACGATTCATACTCAGAATAATACGAATATATTTACTGGAAAGAATACAAATGTTCATTCAATGAAAACGATAGACGTACGTTCTGGTGATTTGATCAGATTGTGCGCCGAACAAGACATAGAATTGATTGCAAATAGACACATTGTATTATCTGCACCAAATGTATATGCAAATATAACCGGTAAAAAAATACTATCAGTAAGAAAACCAATTGCGCCTATTTCTAAAGCTCTTCATGAAATGGAGATTCCATTCAATCCATATAGATTTCAATTACGAAATGAAGGTAATTTTCAAGAAGGATCGGGTGGAGGCGGTGGAGGCGGCGGTGATTCATCTTCAGGAACCACAATCTCTCAGAATGAGGTTCAGAATGCAATGACAGATGGAGAACTTTCTTCGGAAGAATGGGTCAATCGTCAACCAGACATAGTTCTTGGAAAAGAAAAAGATGACAAAGAACCACCGGCGCAAACCGCAAAAGACATGAGTGTAAGTAGTTTTAAAGTAGAAGGAGATCTTAAAAATCCTAACAATCCTGTTTATGATTTAAAGATTTCTAAGCATTGCTTTCTAAGAGACGTGACGCTGTCTCCAACATTTCCATATAGCCTAAAAGCTCAATGCGGTCTTTCAGTAGAAGAAATAATCAAGAATCTTTCAAATTTAGCTGCAGTTTGTATCGATCCACTTTATGAAAAATATGGCGGATTTGTTGTAAATACATATGGAAGGCCAAAAGGAAAGATGAGAATCACTAATGCATTCCGAGTAGAAGCAAAGTGCGGATGGCATGCAAAAGGATGCGCCTTCGATTATCAGGTTCCAGATCTTGGATCCGGATACTACTATGATGAAGCTATCTGGTGTCGAGACAATATAAAGGGTTGGGATCATATTCTTCTCGAATATAAGACGACTGGATCAAGACTGCCTTGGATTCATTTTGGTGCTCGTCGAGATGCTGCATCAGGAAAGACTCAGACATTCATGAATCATACTCCATATGATAAATCGAAATTTGTCAATCTGGCCCACAAAAATAAGCCCACAGTATAAATAACCTTATGGAAGAAGATATCATACAGACAGAGCTTCTCTCGTATCAAAATCGAGAAACACTCAATTTATATGAAGACATATATGCTCGAGATCAGATTTACAAGGACTTGGATCTGAGACTGATCGCGCATCCAATCACTGGAAATATCAATCCACTAGAAGAAGCGAAAGCAGTCATCAGGGCTTTGTATAATCTGGTGATGACGGAAACCAGAGAAAGATTCTTTAATATGGAATTCGGTTGTCCAATTGGAGGATTGCTGTTTAATCTGCATCAAGTAAATACACTCGATATTCAGGATCAGATAAAAAGATCGATTGAATTATTTGAACCAAGAGCAGTCGTCCAAGATATCGTAATTGATAACAGACCAGATGAGAATGCTATTGAGATCACCATCTATTTTACTATCGCAAATCTAACACCAGAAGTCTTTGAAGTGAGACTCAGTCGAACCAGATAAAATACAACACAGAACAAAAGAAACACACATGTCGACTTCTCAATCGCTCGTCACGACTCTTAAGGGAACTAATGTAGAGCTTGATTTCCACAAGATCAAGAAGAATCTCAAAGACTTTTTGTCGGCTCAGGATCAGTTTGTCGACTACAACTTCGAAGCATCGGGAATCTCGATTCTTCTGGATGTGCTGGCATACAATACGCAGATGAATGCCATGACGGCACATTTGGCTCTGAATGAATTATTCTTGGATTCCGCTCAGGCTCGACCCAACGTCGTCTCTCTGGCAAAACAACTTGGATATCTGACTCGATCTGTCGGAAGTGCGACTGCTACGATCAATCTCACGGTCGTCCCTCCATTCTCATATACCAGCACTTCTCTGACGATTCCCGCAGATATCATGTTTTCTGGTGGTGGATTGTCTTGGTACACTGCGAGCACGTATACTACGACTAAGAACGGAAACGGCAATTTCTACTTCTCTAACGTCATTCTTAGAGAGGGAAGACGTAAAGTCGTCAGGTACTACTATGACGTCCGTCGATCGTATCCGAAATTCGAGATTCCAGATCGGGACGTCGATACGAGTACCATCAAAGTTCGAGTCAAAGAAACCGAAAAGAGCACGATCTATACGACATATAGACCCTTTACATATTTTTCTGCAATCGATGACACGACTGCAGTTTACTTCATGGAAGAAAATGCACTTGGTCTCTATGAGATTTATTTTACTGGTGGAGACATTGGAATCTCTCCCAGTGAAGGAAATATCATCGAGATCGAATACATCTATTCCAATGGTGCTGCAGCCAATGGAATATCAGTATTCAAGACCGACTACATCTTCACTAAAGCTGGTGAAAGTCAGATCGTTCGTGCGACCGCTTCCGCAACGGGAGGAAGAGACAAAGAGTCTGCTGACTCGATTCGATTCAATGCGCCATATTACTTCGAAGCACAGAATCGATGTGTTTCATTCAATGACTATGCTGCAGTCATTCGAAGAGAGATTCCTCAAGTCGAATCAATCAACGTCTGGGGTGGTGAATCAAACGTTCCTGCAGAATTCGGAAGAGTCTATATTGCGATTAAGCCCGCTGGTGGACTAGTCATTGACAGTGCACTGAAGCAATACATCATCAATTCTGTTCTTCGTCCCAAGGCTGTCGCGACGATATCACCAAGAATTATCGATGCAGAATATACATACATCGGACTCGACATCGAATCGAGATATAATCCAGCGAATACGACGAATTCGTCTCAGGCGATCGCAGACATCATCAAGAATGCCACCATTGCATTTTCTAACAAATACCTGAATGTCTTCGAAGGTCCATTCAGATACTCAAAATTCCTTGCCGCGATTGACAATTCAGAAGTGTCAATCGAGAATACGATTGCAAGAGTCTATCTGATCAAAAGAATATTTGCCTATGCTAATCAGGAGAATGAATTCTTCTTGACAGTTCCTACAGAATTCTATGATTTTGATGCAGATGACGCGATCATTCGATCTTCGTTATTCAGACTAAATAACATATCACACTATCTGATTGATCAGAAAGACGAGACTGATCCCAATCGACGTCAATTAGTCTTGATGTCCATTAGTACTGAAGGAGATCGGGTCGTTCAGGACGTCGATGTAGGATATATAGATCTGATAGGAAAGATTGTCTATATCTATGGATTTAGACCAGACACAGATACAACGATTTCGATCTATGTCAATCCAAAATCTTATGACATAGTTCCTATTCGAAATCAGATCATCTCGGTCGATCCTAATGAAGTAACAGTAAACGTACTCTCTGACTACATCGAGACGAACATCTATCCTGGAACAGTGAGAGCCAATGCCACTCCGAGAAACATCACCAAGTTTGAGCGTGGATGATAACGACGAATGACTCCTTTAGAAGAACAATATCTTCTCAAGCCGACAAATAGAGAAACTCTCAAGACTCGACAGAGTCTGATCTCTGTCGGTCGAGTCGTCGGTGGGGGAATTGCGACTCAGGGAACTTCAACGACATCTGCTCTGAATCCTCTTCTTGGATCAAAAGATGTCATCTCTGTGAATGAGATGTTTCCTCACAATCTTCGTGATGAAGTTCAGACTCTCGTCGAATTCTTGAGACAATACTACATCTCTGAGAATGCCCCAGATCTCTCAGGAATCTCTGCTATCTTCAACACTCTCTATGAGAAGAGAGACGTTGACCTGATTGATGTTGAAGACTTGAGAGTTATGGAGGTCTGGTTTCGTGAGTTTGCAAAGACGTTCAGTTCATCAAAGGAATTGAAAATCGATCCTCGAACTTTTCTGAAGCATGTTCAAAAGCTTTATCAAGAAAAGGGCTCCCAGAATGGAATTCAGTCATTCTTCAGATTGCTTTATAATGCAGACACAGATGTTTATCTACCATGGGAAGATGTCCTGATTGCTTCTGATGGGAAGTGGGATGACACCAATCGAGGAAGAATTGCTCTGGATGAATATAGTTCGGAATTAAAGGGATTTACTCTTGGTAAAGGTGAATTTACAACGAATGATGGATTCTTGTCTGATCGAATCTATCTTCAAGATAGTTACTATTATCAGCAATATTCATATGACATTCGAAGTCAGATTCCAGAACAAGACTGGATGAGTCTATTTAAGATCTTATTACATCCTGCTGGATTCATCGTCTTCAGCACTCTGATTCTCGCTATCTTCTCGAACACCGGCAGAATGCCAAGAAGTCAGGCATTTGGTTTCATTGAAAGTCTGGCGCGTCGAATCATTCTGTTGATCGAATCTGCCGTTTCCATGAAGAAGATTCAGGAAGTATTTGTCTATATGTTCCAGTTGTCTCCGGTTATCTTTAATCGAGACTACTTCAGTGAAGATACTTTCCTTCGATATACATTTTATTCCGGTGAAAGAATAGAAGAATATCCAGTAGAATTAAACATCGAACAACTTCAACATTCAACAACCTTTAATGTTGGATCTACTATTGTTCAGTCTTATCTTGGATCTCCAGCATAAAATTGACTAAAGATTTTATAAATAAAAGAAACTAGGAATCATCGGACCTTTCTTCAAAACTCCATTCTTATAAAGACATATACAATATGACTGCGATCGTCACAAAACAACAACGAATTCAGAACGCCAAGAATTTCATTCAAGACTTCTCGGGTTCTCCTGAACAAAACTATCTTTATCTCTGGATCGGCAAGTCTGATCCATGGAATGACGACATCAATAGTTCTGTGGATGGAACAATTGATATTCCGATCGATGGTGAATACGAAAAGTCTAAGATCTACAATGAAATGCTCGCGATGAAGCGAGTTCTTGAAGACAACATGGTTCTCGCGGTTCCGACCAATGTCTGGACTGCCGGTGTGACATATCAGGCATGGGACGATGCATATGCAGCTTCTGTAACTGAGGGTGGATGTCCTCTTACAAAGACGATCTATGACACTCAGTTCTATGTCATTACAAATACATTCAATGTCTATAAGTGTCTAGTCGCAGGACCTGGAGCATCCACTCAACAACCGACCCATACGGATGCTGGTTCAATAGAGCCTCTGCTCTATCCCGATGGATATGTCTGGCATTATATGTTCACTGTCTCGACAAATGATGCTCTGATCTTCTATAACAACTCATTCTTTCCAGTTCGAGAAAGGGAAACTCAGCATGCAGATCAATCGGACATCGAAGGTGGTGTTTTCCGAGTGGTCGTCGAAGATGGTGGTGCCGGATACTCAGATGCAACGACGACTGTGACGATTGAGGGAAATGGTTCCGGCGCTGTTGCAGAAGCAGTCATCGTCGCAGGAGAGATTACCGCGATCAATATTACTACGAACATCAGTAATCATGTCAATCATGGCACCGGATATGACTATGCGAGAGTCGTGATCACAGATTCCGGAAGTGGAACTGGAGCAAAAGCTAGAGCAGTTCTTTCTCCTCGAGGTGGTCATGGATATGATCCAATTAGCGAACTTGGTGCATACAACATCGAGATTGCAATTGACATCGAAGGAGATGAAGAAGGAAAGTTCATCACCGCAAATGACTATCGTCGAATTGGTCTGATCAGAAACCCGATGACTTCCGATTCTCCTCCTGCGACGGCGACTTCAATGCTTCTGAATTGTCTCAGTTCATTGGAATTGTCTGGAGTTTCTGGAACATTTTCCTCCGATGACATCGTCGTTGAGGATGCTGCAGGTGGTGATGGAACAGACGTTGCGATGGCTTTTGTCGATCAATATGTCTCTGGAACTCCAGATAGGATCTACTTCCATCAGAATTCAAAGACTGGTTGGAATCCATTCACAGTCGGTATGGGAATTTCTTCTAGTGAAACGAATGCCGCGACGATTGATGCAGTCGTAGATTCTGACTACACTCCGTTCACTGGTGACATCATCTTCATGGAGAATCGTGCTGCAATCCAGAGAACAGAATCGACTCGTGAAGAAATTCGTCTAATCGTACAGTTTTAAAAGAAACAAATAAGATACAAGATCTATGACTATCATAACTTCTCAGCCTCCTTATCGTGATGACTTCGACAAAGACAAGGGATACTATCGAGTCCTCTATCGACCCGGATATCCGGTTCAAGCTAGAGAACTGACTCAGCAACAGACTGCGCTTCAATATCAGATAGAGAAGTTCGGACGACACATTTTTGACGAAGGCTCTATTGTCACTGGTGGTCAATTTGACATAGATTTAACATTCCCCTATGTCTTACTTTCTCCAGAGAATCAGGTTGGAAATTATGTCAATCCTATTTCGTTCATCAATAAGACGATCCAGGGGGCAACATCTGGAGTAAAAGCAAAGATAATTACTGTTGAGCAAGTTGTTCGAGATGGTGTTGTCTATTTTGTAGCAATGATTCGCTATGTTGCTGGATCTGCTTCAACAGATGCATCTCTTTTTACGCCCGGAGAAACTG